CAAAAAGAATAGTAAAACTACTTCTCTCAACTTACCTCCAGTCCTCTATAATCTTTTTATTACCTACCTCGATTATTTCTTTTTGTCGCTTATTTTCTTTACCTGCTAAATCTGCTACACCATTAACTAGATAGTTCTAACTATCAATGATGTTATCACATGTATTAAACATAAAATTCACAATAGGGGACAAGTCAGCTAGAAAGGCACAACCCGCTGCAGGGACCTATCTAGCCTGTGAACCACCTTAGACTACGTTTCTAACAGATAGATTACCAGTTACAGTCTCCGACAATAAAACCCTGGCTTCTGATCTATTGGCAATGGCAATTGCAAATGCAACTTTCCTACCTAAAAGACTCGCTGCAGTGTCGCTACTCTGTAATTTGCCGACAATTTTGTCAACATAACTAACAAATGTCATATCCCAAAGAAGTTTTCTCTTTACTTCTGATATCTTATCCATGGCAGAAACAGTGGCTATTATAGAGTTGTCAAGTTTATCAAAAGCTCCTCGATTTGCCTCTCTAATGAGGATATTCGTAGAAGTTCTCATAACTTTCGCTCTAGCTGCGTTTGCGAATCGCCGTAAATTAAGACACCTGAGGTTAGTCCTAAAACCATTTGGATTCCTTAGTATAGACTTAGAGTCCATCTCCCTAACACCCGCATTCAGGTAGACGTTTGCTACACTTGCGTAAACCGGGAAACTGTGGCATATTAGCTTCATATTTGCAATCCCGCTTTGCATTGCATTAAAACTTTCATTAGTACTAATATTGTATCTGGTTGATAAGCCAAATCCGCCAAGTCCGACAGGTACATAACAGCAGAACGCTAGTCTATTGAGATTGTTTTCCTCTTTCTCTTTCAAACCCCATCTACAGAAGGTCTTAAAGCACTCAAAAAGATAAGCATAATGCGCTAAACAGTGCTCAGTTCCATTTTGGATAGCTCCCCTAGAAGTTGCTGCATGTGCCATAAGCTCGTCAGCCATAGTTGGGATTGCAACCTCTTGTTTCTTGCCAATCCTCATGAATGCCTTCGCACCTGGGGTTACTTCAATTCCATCATAGTAAACTCTGTTCAAGTATTGGCACACTACTCTACTAGTAAATGTCTTATCCCAACTGACTTCAAGACCTGCGAATCTATAAACGTTGGTTATGGCGTCTATCGTCCTCCTAGCCCCTATATCATGGACATCTATTTTCACCCGGAGAAGCCCATCATCGACAAAAACTTCCAACCCAGCATTTCCCTTCGTCAATCCTAGTTGCTTAAGCTTGTAGACAGAATAACCCATAACGTCCAAATGTGCAGATGTGTTGAGTTTGGCATTATATCCTTCCAAATCATTACCCTTCATCCCGAGGTTATCATCTACATCATACTTTTGGTAATGGAGGCTTGTTTTAGTGAAAATGTCTAAAACATTAGTTATGTAAGGCTCACCAAAAACTTCTGCCCAGGATGCTACAGCAAGTTCTTTGAATCTAGGGTTTTGTTGATTAGAAAAACCAGCTAAGTCAAAAGAGAACATTATAGGTATAAGACCTTCCTCTAACATAGGTGTCTCTGAAAGCTCTCCTAGGCGTTTGTCTAACTCTATAGTTGATTTCCCAACGGATGAGCCTCGCTGGACCTTCAGATACTTATTCACGTTAGCTTCAAACTCAGAAAGAAACCTTCGCTGTTCATCAGTACCTATCATAAACACTCTAGATCCAGGCTTTTTAGCTTCAGCCTTAAGGGCGAGCAATATCCATGGCTTATATAGACGGAAAAGCCTATCACTGTGGACAAGATCTCTAACCTCGTTCTGTTTCATGAAGGTTGTAGAAAATAAGAACTTCATAACTTGGTTCTTTTCCACAATTGAAAACTCTGATACCTTCCTAGTGTCACTAAGATGAGTTAGGGGAGCGATAGATTTGTCTTTGATTAGCTCATCCTCACAACCATCATATTTTCTGTAATCGAATGAGCCAGATATATCTATATAGTCCACGTCATTGACATCTATATTCTCAACCAAGATATCCGGGTAGCCTCTGAGACTTGAGGGAAAAGAATCGCAATCAGTATTCGTGACTTCTCCTGGAAGGAACCCATGAGCATCATAGAACATAATTATCTTGTTCCTCTTAATGTACTTTTTGAATTCTTCGACACTTGCCCTCACCTCGTTATTCCCGATAGTGCCAATTAGATAGTTATCGTGCGCTGGATAAGTGTCTCTTGATTTGTAGTCTAAACTGTCAACAACGGAGTAAATACAGTAATCAGGACATGGGAATATTTTGTAGAACTTGACCAACTCCAAAGATTCCTTGACTCCCAACATGTCATCATCAACCACACTGATAAACTCATTGACGTCCAAGATCTTGTCAATTTCTTCAGACTTGATCTTTCCTCTCTGTCTTTCAAGCGCATCATCATTAACGTCATCAGCTAGGGTGGCCAAGTAGTAAAACTGTAATACATCATAAGCTCTACAGTATTTATTGCAGACGACATCTGAGGTCAAATCCAGCGAATTCAAAAAACCATTAATAATTTTGTTATACTTGGCTATCATAACACTGCTTAACCCTTTTTCTGTAAGGCTATATTTACTGTAGTACATTGTGAGCTTTGCATCAGCCTGCAACATTTGGACCAACCTATCATAGTCTTTCTCCAAAAAGATACCGCCAACCCTTTCGTTCTTGTCATAAAGTATCAAACCATTCTTAAAGACAAACACAACCAACCTAGAGCTTTTGTTAGGGTACGAAACATAAGGCAGAATCGACACCTCGATTGCATCCTTAGCACTTACCATAATCCCATCTCTAATCTTGTTCATAACATCTTTGTATGTAGCATTATGTTTGTTAATATCAAATGGTCTTAAGCTCTTGAACCTGGTTGATACTTCTTCAAAAGAGGTTGTCTCATCGTCTTTAGTTTCTGCGCTGACGAACCTGGCTTTAAAGTATCCGTTGATGATTGCTTGAGTCTTTTTGTTGAGCTTAGAGACACTCTTCGAAGTCCTGATAGTCCAGAGGAATCTGAAAGCATCTGCCTTTTCTTCAAGGGTTGCCCAACCTGATTCGTCGCCCGCGCCTTCTTCGTACCACTTGACATCTTCTTGTGCTGATTTGACATTATCTCTCGACGCGGCAGATCCAAGGACGTACGCTTTGGCTGAGAATTCGATAGCTTTGTCTTTGTCAAAAGTCTTCTTTGACTTCCATTTGTCTTCACGAATCTTTTTAAATGCCCAGTAGACAGCCCTGATGCCACTGTACTTGACATTAGCTTGCTTAATGGTATTCGCGAACTTGACTGAATCAGATCCTCTGTTAGTTCTAGTACCTTCGAGGAAGAACTTCTTCCACTCTTTAGGGTTTTCTCTGTAGAAATTATTTGCTTTTTGCCCAGCCCTATCATTGTGCCTGATACTACAGTCTCCATAAGTGAAGTCAGAAATACCTTCCAAAAACTCAGGGAATTTTTCACAATAGTAGACAGGTAAGTTATTGCAAACATATCTAAGTGGTTCAACAGAATAACAAGGAATTGACCAAACCGACATCAGTAGCTAGGCTTGCTTCTCACTTGTTATAAAGTTCAGTATATAGTAAGACTATGCTCTGCTGGAGGTTTGATAGGCAGGACGGTTTGTCATCTGTATTGGCTTTG